GTCTCTGTTCAAGCATATGATGCTACTATTCTAAATGATGCTGATATTGGTGTTTCTGTTCAAGCATACGATGTCGATACTGCAAAGACTGATGCTGCACAAACCTTTACCGCAGCACAACGTGGTACGATTACTACACTTACCAGTGGTGCAACAGTTACTCCTGACTTTGCAGACTCTAATAATTATACATTGACGTTGGATCAAAACCTTACCATTGCTAACCCAACTAACCTTACTGCTGGTCAATCTGGTTCTATCTTCCTTGTACAAGATGCAACTGGTAGTCGTACAGCAGCGTGGGGTACTTATTGGGACTTTGCAGGTGGTACGGCACCAACTCTTACTACAACTGCCTCTGCAGTTGACCGCATTGATTACGTGGTTCGTAGTTCTACGTCTATTCATGCTGTTGCTACCCTCAACTATAGTTAATTATGGCAGTATTAAATAATATTTTAGCAGGTGCCGCCGGTCAAACCGGTGGTGCCGGTGGCTACCAGATCGAACGCAGTTTGCGGTTTAACAATGATGATTCCGCTCGTTTGTCTAGAGTTTTTTCATCTTCTGGTAATCAAAAGACGTGGACTTGGAGCGCATGGGTCAAATTTTCTTCAAATGAAAGAAAAGTTCTTTTCTCTCAAGTAACAAACTTCAGCAATCAGTTTTTTATTATAGAGCATATAAATGATGGGCTTGAGATTTACGATTACAATGTCGCTTACAAGTCTAATTTAGAAACAGCAAATTTATTTAGGGACTACAGTGCTTGGTATCACATAGTCTTTACGTATGACACGACAAACACTACTGCTGATGACAGACAACGTCTTTATATAAACGGAGAGCAGATTACAACCTTTTCCGCTCGAACTAATCCACAACTAAACCATGAAGGCTACGTCAATAAGGCAGGTGGGCATTACTTAGGTGACTACAACATTTTCAGCCCTGTACCTCACGATGGTTATTTTGCTGATGTTCATTTTGTAGATGGGCAATCGCTGCAGGCGTCTGACTTCGGTGAGTTTGACGATAACGGTGTGTGGCAACCGATTGAATACGCTGGAACGTATGGCACCAATGGCTTTCACCTAGATTTTTCGGACGCAACAAACACTACAACGATTGCTGAGGATTCAAGCGGTAACGGTAATGACTGGTCAGCACAAAACATTTCTGTAACTGCAGGTGCAGGCAACGACTCCCTTTTCGACTCTCCAACCAACGGCACGCAGACAGATACAGGTGCTGGCGGTGAGGTAAGTGGGAATTACTGCACGTTAAATAGCGCAATTAGTGCTACTTACCAAGCTAGCAATGGTGGACTTGATATTACAAGCTCCAGCAACTGGGTAATGGGATTTGGCACGATGGTAATACCAAGTTACGGTAAATGGTATTACGAAGTTGTAGCTGGTGGCGAAAATACTGTCGCAGGAATAACTGATGCTACCGGTCCTACATCACCTACTAATTTTATTACTCTTGTGGCAATTTCTTACGTATATTACTTTGCCAATGGTTATAAGTATGAAGGGCCTAATCATACCTATACCGCATACGGGGCGACTGGCACAACAGGTGATGTCATGGGTGTTGCTATTGATATGGATGCAGGTACGTTAACGTTTTACAAGAATGGAACTAGTCAAGGAACAGCGTTCACTGGTTTAACTGGATCGTATATTCCAGTAGTTGGCGCCTTTATAAATACCCAAGTTGTAAACTTCGGCCAACGCGCCTTTGCCTACAGCGCCCCCAGCGGCTTCAAGGCATTGTGTACTGCAAATCTAGACGATCCAACGATTGCCGATGGTTCGACGGCGATGGATGTTGTTACTTATACGGGTAACGGAACTTCGCAAACAATTAGCGGGCTTAACTTTTCACCTGATTTTACCTGGATTAAAGACAGAAGTCAAGTCGAACTTCATAGTCTGTATGATACGATTAGAGGAGCAACTAATCGTATTGTTACTAATAGTACCGCCCAAGAATCTTCAAATAACAACAGTCTCACAGCGTTTACTTCAGATGGGTTCTCTGTAGGAGGTTTAGACGCAGTTAATGCAAGCGGCTCGGCTCTTGTCGCCTGGAACTGGGACGCCGGAACTTCAACAGTCTCTAACACAGATGGCAGTATTACTGCAAATGTAAGAGCCAATGCATCCACTGGGTTTTCGATTGTTAGTTATACGGGAACAAGCGCAAACGCAACTGTAGGCCATGGCTTAAATGCTGCGCCTGAATTTATTGTAATTAAAAACAGAGATAGAGCTATTGACTGGGCTGTTTATCATGCAGCCCTTGGGGCAACCCAGAATCTAAAACTTAACAGAAACTATACGGCGCAATCAGTTTCAAGTTATTTCAACGACACAGATCCGACATCTAGCGTGGTTTCATTAGGTGCTGCAGTTGCTACTAATTACACAGGAGAAGACATTATCGCCTACTGCTTCGCCCCAGTCGAGGGCTATAGCGCCTTCGGCAGCTACACAGGCAACGGCAGCACAGATGGTCCGTTTGTTTACACAGGGTTTAGGCCACGGTGGATTTTGGTTAAAGGTGCTGACGGCCCAAATACTTATAACTGGTTTGTGCAGGACACAAAGCGTAATCCAGAAAATTTAACTACTCAATACCTTATCCCCAATTTAAGTAATGTTGAAGGTTCTACGGGGAAGCTCGACATCTTATCTAATGGCTTCAAATGGCGGACAAGCTCTACTGGACTCAATGAGTCAGGCACTGACTATATCTACGCCGCCTTTGCCGAAAACCCATTCAAAACCGCTCGCGCTCGTTAATTAATTATGCTTACTTTAGATGGAAAGACCTTGCAATATGACAAGGCATTTACACACAATGGTGTTCAATACCCTAAGAACTGGCTTCGTTTGACGACGCTTGCGGAAAAGGAAGCAATTGGAATTGTTGAAACCCTTGATGTCCCTGTGGCATCGTGGGATCAACGGTTTTACTGGGGTGTAGATAACCCTAAACAACTTGATGATGTTACCGACGACGATGGTAACACTACTACTGGTCTTAAGACTTTGTGGAAACAAAAGCAAAACGATATTGCTGCATCACTACTTGCACCGTCTGATTGGCGTGTAGTTAAATCCGCAGAAGTAACTGCATACAGTGTTGAAACTGAGTGGCTTACGTATCGTGCTGCAGTCCGTACTGCTTGCAACACACGTCAAACTGAAATTGATGCTTGCACAGATGTTGCGGCACTCAAAGAACTTATTGACAACCCTACTACTACTTGGCCTGAAGAACCATGATTACCCTTATCCGTCCAATTCTCTTTTCTTTTATTCAATCTAATCAAGTCAAGCGTCTTATTATTGACTTGTTGACTAAACTTGCTGAATCTACTGATAATGATGTAGATGATAAAGCAGTTGAGTTTATTCGTAACGGTCTCTTCCCTAATAAATAATGGAGTGGGCTGATCCTCCGGTGATGCCCTCTCTACGCCTCCCTGAGGCCCCTCAACTACCCGGTCCTATACTGGAGGTACCAAGAGCTGATTTGCCCTCTTACAAGCCGCTTGTGGTGCCTCCTAGCGTACTTAGACCGCCTCCAGGGATTGAAGGTATCAATACAACCGAAGAACCGCCAACTGAAGAGACAAAAGAGGTAAAACCTACACCTCCACAAATCACAACCCCACCTATCCCTAAACTTCCACCTGAAGCTCAAATAGTAGAGATTCCGTTTACGGATATTGAAGTGCCAATGCCTTCAACTACTATTATGACTACTGCAGCCACTACAGCTTTTATTTCTGTAGCAGCCACCTTAACTGCAACGTCTTTGTTCAAATACCTTGTGATGTTATTTAAACCAATCTTTAAACAAACATGGAACAAGATCACAAAAAAGACGGATTCATCAAATTCCTTGTCCTTGTCTGGTCTGCCGGACTCCTCACAGCATCATACGCAGGATGGATGAGTAAAATGGATCCCACTTATGTTGCAAGTATTTTAAGTGGTACTTTGGCAACTTTTTCAATTACACGTGAAAAGAAACAATGAAAAAACTTCTGATTCTTTTTCTTCTTGCTAGTCCAGCTGCAGCACAACAGGTAACCCCTAATTTTACACAGGGATCTATGCAATCAACCACTACTTCCACTATTGATATTAGTCGTACGATTGCGACAAATGTTTATGGTGGTGATTATAAATCATGGTCTGGAACAAATGTAACACCCAGTGGAGACATTTTAGACAGCTCCACAACTTATTCAGTAACCAACGCAGGAGAACAGTTTCAACTGGAGACTGTAGTCCGTGCAGCGGGAATCATCGAAGACAGTCTAATTACAGAAACCATTCAACAAGTTTCTACTACTACTTCTTTATCAGTCTTCTCACAATAGGTTCACCAGTTTACGCAGAAGAACCAAAAGTACAGAACACTTCTAACCCTGTTGCAGCAGCTACAGGTAATGTGACTAATCAAGCGGTGCAGTTCCAAAATAATGGTGCACCGTCTAGACAATATTTTGCTTCTAATAATAGTTGTAACGGTACAACAATGCAATTTTCTCCATTTTATATGGGTAATGATACTGTACCGTTTGATAATACAGGTTACGTAAAAAGTAATAACTGGGGAGCACAAGTTAGCTTTTCTGTACCACTAGATGGTGGTATGATTGAAACTTGTAAAGCTATTGCTAGAAAACATGAACAAAAGATGAGACTAGATTATGAACTTGTACGTGCATTGAAGTGTACAGAGATCATGAAAACTGGTTTTACTTTTAGACCTGGGTCACGTGTTGAAGTGTTATGTAACGACATTGTACCAATAGTTTCACTAAATAATGATTGAAGCAGGTGTTTCAGCTGTCGTTGCTATTATTGCAGCAGGCGCAGCTCTTACTAATAAAATTCACAATCGAATAACTGATTTAGATAAACGTCTAGATACTTTTGAGCTGCGCGTTGCTACAAGTTATGTACCCAAGCAAGACTTTGAAACAGCCGTTCAAAAAATGGAAGATCACATGATCCGCATTGAAAACAAAATTGACCAAATTGCACTTAGAAATTCTTAATTATGGCTTATCAACTTGTAGACACCTATACTGGTAAAGTTCTCAGTAACTATTCTAAAAAAGCTGAGGCTGATAAAGCACTTAGTAGGATGTATAACGAGCCTGGTGAAACTCGGTATGAAGTTAAATCTACCCGAACTAAAAAGGTAACGGAAAAAACAAATGTCGAAAAAGAAAGCGACTGAAGACCAGTTTAACGAGTTACATAATCTTGTTACTAAGGAGTTCCTTGCCCGCATTAAGTCGGGCGAGGCTTCTACACAAGACCTAAAAGCAGCTTGTGAC